TAACTCTAAACGAGAAGTTGGAGCAAACCTATCAAGGACCTGCAGGAGTTCCTGCTGTTATGGATATTACGGAAACAAACCTTGTCCCTGACAAAGATAGTAACTTTGTTTCATTCGGTAACTTCACCGACTTGAAGCAAGTTATCAAGTCTGGTATCTTTTATCCTACATTCATTACTGGATTGTCTGGTAACGGTAAGACCTTTGGTGTAGAACAGGCTTGCGCTCAACTTGGTAGGGAACTAATTCGAGTCAATATTACAATCGAAACAGATGAAGACGATCTCATTGGTGGTTTCCGTCTCATTGATGGTGCTACTGTTTGGCATAATGGTCCAGTCATCGAAGCTCTGGAACGTGGAGCTGTACTTCTTCTAGACGAGATTGACCTAGCATCTAATAAGATTCTTTGTCTTCAATCTATTCTGGAAGGTAAAGGTGTATTCCTCAAGAAGATTGGTAAGTTTGTAAAACCTACTAATGGATTCAATGTGATTGCCACCGCAAACACAAAAGGTAAGGGTTCTGACGATGGTAGGTTTATTGGAACTAATGTTCTGAATGAAGCATTCCTAGAACGTTTCCCTGTAACCTTCGAACAGGAATACCCCATCGCATCAGTAGAAACCAAACTCCTAAAGAAGTACGCTTCTTCATTGGGTATTGTAGATGATAAGTTTTGTAAGTATCTGGCAGACTGGGGTGATATCATCCGCAAAACATTCTATGATGGTGGTGTGGATGAGGTCATCTCCACACGACGTTTAGTTCATATCATTCGGGCATATAGTATCTTTGATGACAAATCAAAGGCAGTTGCTATCTGTCTAAACAGGTTTGATGATGAAACCAAACAAGCCTTTATGGATCTCTATGACAAGATTGACAACGAAGTTACCTTTGAATATGGTGAAGGTACTGATAACGTCCAGTATGGTGAGACACCAGACACAAACTACTAAATGATTTATCCTACTATGAACTCCTGGTCTATGTTATTCGATGAAATTGGTGAAATCAATTTCGATGATTCCGAATACACTGAAGACATTACTATTCAACCCAACACTATGAAAGAAACACTTAAAGACGAAAGATTCTGGAGATACAATGAGGGTAAGATTCTCCGTGAGGTGGAGGCTTATCTCTCAAGTACCTATAAAGGTCACTATGTTGGTGGTGAAACCAAGATCCAAACTCTAGATCTTATTGATTCTATTGGTGACTCTGAATCATTCTGTAGATCCAACGCAATCAAATACCTCTCTAGGTTTGGGAAGAAGGAGGGTAAAAACCAGAAGGATCTCCTGAAGGTTATTCACTACGCCATCCTCCTGTATCACTTCGCAGACCTACCATTCACAGAAGATGCTGTGGAAACTCACTCGCCTACTGGGCGTTAGACCATATCTGTGTTATAATACACAGGAAACCATCTCATCCTTTATCTTTTATATTAATGAAACTATCTGACGAAACTATTGCAGTATTGAAGAACTTCTCTTCAATCAACCAGAGCATCATTGTTGGTGAGGGCAACACCCTAAGAACCATCTCAGTGATGAAGAACATCCTTGCTGAGGCACAGGTTTCTGAAAACTTTGAGAAGTCCTTCGCCATCTACGATCTCAATGAGTTTCTAAATGGTTTATCACTTCATGACAACTACGCATTGGATTTCTCCAATGACACCTTTGTTGTTATTCGTGAAGGTCGTCGTCGTGTGAACTATCACTTCGCAGACCCTGAAGTTATTGTTGCTCCACCTGATAAGCAACTCCAACTTCCCTCTGAGGATGTATGTTTCCAACTAGATCACAGCCAACTCTTACAACTAGTGAAGGCTGCTTCTATCTACAAACTCCCTGACCTATCTGTTGTTGGTGAGAATGGAACTATCTCCCTAGTTGTTCGCGATAAGAAGAACGACTCCTCCAACGTATATTCTGTGGATGTTGGTGAGACTACTGAAGACTTCACCTTCAACTTCAAGGTTGAGAATACTAACAAGATTCTCGCTGGTAACTACGATGTGGTTATCTCTCAGAAACTACTCGCCAAGTTCACTGGACAGAAGAACAATGTTGAGTATTTTATCGCTTTAGAACCAGACAGCACCTTTGGGTGATATTATGGGAGGGTAACACCTCCCTTTTTTTATGAATGTATTTGTGACAGAACAGTCTCCTAGAGGTAGTGCCGTTGTATTACCTGACAAGCATGTGGTCAAGATGCCCCTAGAGTGTTGTCAGATGTTGGCTATTATCTACTCTCACTGGTACTACGATTGGGGTGAGATCCACAAGACAAATGGAGAACCATACTCTACTCAGAAGGGGGCGTTTCGTAACCACCCCTGTACCAAGTGGGCGGCAGAGAGTATGTACAACACAGCTTGGTTGATCGCTCACGGTCTAGCACTATGTACTGAGTACCATCAAAGATATGGTAAGATTCACTCTTGTGCTAAGACCTTGTTTGAAGCCAAGAAGATGTTCCATAGATACACTGGTGAGACCATTCTATGTTACAATATGGTGGAGAGTTTCACCCGTGCCATGCCTGATGAGTTCAAGTTTGACACTGGTATCTCTACCTTTGATGCGTATAAGATGTATATTTCATCCAAACCTTGGGTGAAAGATAACTATCTCCGCAAACCTGAACGCAAACCTGAGTGGGTGTAATGAGAGCTATTAGAGTTGATGTAAAAACTCAAGTGACAGTCCTCATCAACGATGATGATGATCACTGGGCAATCAAACACAACACGATGCAACAAGTGCATGATGACATTCATTGGCATTTGAAGGACAAATTTATTATTGATTATGAACTATGAATGAACGAACTGATTTCCTATGGACAGAGAAATACCGCCCACAGGTTATTGATGATTGTATTCTTCCCGATCACGTAAAGAATACATTCAAGGAGTTTGTCTCTAAGGGTGAGATCCCCAACCTGCTGTTATCTGGTCCTCCTGGTATTGGTAAGACCACAATTGCCAAAGCTCTTTGTAATGAGATTGGTGCCGACTACTATGTAATCAATGGATCCGATGAGGGAAGATTCCTTGATACAGTCCGTAACCAAGCAAAGAACTTTGCTTCCACAATGTCCCTTACCTCGGAAGCGAAACACAAGGTCATCATTATTGATGAGGCAGATAACACAGGTAGTGATGTCCAGATGTTGCTTCGTGCAAACATCGAGGCGTTCTACAAGAACTGTCGTTTTATCTTTACCTGTAACTACAAGAACAAGATCATTGAACCCCTCCACAGTAGGTGTGCGGTGGTTGAGTTCTCCGCTAAGGGTAAGGATAGACAACAGATCGCCGCGTCCTTCTTCCAGAGACTCTCTGGTATCCTAGAGAAGGAACGTGTAGATGCTGACAAGAAGGTTCTAGTAGAACTAGTTCAGAAACACTTCCCTGATTTCAGGAGGGTTCTGAATGAGGTTCAGAGGTATTCCAGTAGTGGTAAGATTGACTCTGGTATTCTAGCAACCTTCTCTGAGGTCAAGGTAGAAGACCTTATCAAACATCTTCGTGAGAAGAACTTTGTTGAGGTTCGTAAGTGGGTTGTTGCTAACTTGGATAATGATACTAATAGTATTCTTCGCAAGGTATATGACACCCTATCTACACAACTAAAAGGTCCTTCTATCGCAGCTGCTGTATTGGTTATCGCCAAGTATCAGTACCAGGGAGCCTTTGTAGCTGACCAGGAGATCAACCTCCTAGCAGCTCTAACCGAAATTATGATTGAATGTGAGTTTTCCTAATTATGAATGTCAAACTAATCCGTATGAACTCCGGCGAAGATGTTATCGCCGACCTCATCCGCCAGGAAGCTGAAACACTAGTACTATCCAACCCTATTGTTTTAGTTCCTGGTCAAGGTGGAACACTAGGTTTCGCCCCATGGTCACCAGTGATTTCCCCAGATGTCAAAGAGATCATCATCAAGTCCAACTATGTTGTATTCATGAGTGAGCCAAATGAGGATGTGGTAAATAACTACAACCAAATCTTTTCCCCCATTGTCACACCAGGTAGTAAAGGACTGATTTTATGATGGATACAGTTGTACTCTATACAAACAACGGTCAGGAGTCGGAGAGAATCCAACAACTACTGACTAGTGTGGGTGGTGAGTTTCACATCTACACCTTAGGACAAGACTTCACACAGGATCAATTCTGTAAGGAGTTTGGTGTATCTGCGGAATACCCACAGGTTGCCATAGGTTATAATCATATCGGGGGTCTCAAGGAAACCCTACACTATCTAACGGACGAAGGAATTATTAAATGAGCCTGGAACTTAAAGAGTGGTTGAATAGTTTGAACATGAGTAAGGAGAACCTCATAGAGGAAGATCCTGAGTGTGAGAAAGACTATGCTCCCTTCATCATCAATAAGTGTATGTCTGGTCAGATGGATGCACTTATGTTTGCCAATGAGATGAATAAGTATCCTTCATTAGATAAGAAACTCCAATATGATTTTTATCTAAATAGTTTGCGGAAGAGAAAGCGTTTCTCTCCCTGGTTAAGGAAGGATAAGATTAAACACCTTGAGACCATTCGTAAGTTTTATGGCTTTTCCACTGAGAAAGCAGAACAAGCTTTGAATATCTTATCTAATGAACAACTTGACTTTATCTATGATAAGCTTGACACTGGGGGAACCAAACCATGCAAACGGACGAAAGGGGGATAGTATCTTGGGATCCCTCACACATGATAGAAGTATTTTTGTCAGAACCTGACGACTTCCTAAAGGTACGAGAAACTCTTACTCGTATTGGTGTGGCATCTCGCAAAGAAAAGAAGATATACCAGTCCTGTCATATTTTACATAAACAAGGAAGATACTTTATAGTCCATTTCAAGGAACTTTTTGCCCTTGATGGTAAGCATACTTCAATTACCTTGAATGACATACAGAGACGTAATCGTATTGTTAAACTACTATCTGATTGGAACCTGATTGGAGTTTCTGAGGGAGTTGATATTACTGATATTGCTCCTCTGAATCAGATAAAGGTTCTCTCATATAAAGATAAAGAAGATTGGATACTAGAACCAAAGTATAATATTGGATCACCAACAAAACGTTCGGAATAACCGAACACTAGGGGAGGGAATCAACACCCTCTTTTTTTGTGCTTTTTTGTGCTTTCTACCTAAATAGATGAGTAGTCGCCACTCAGGGACTACACCTTATACATCTCGCTTATTAGGAGAAACACATGTCTGGATTAGCACGCTATTATGGTTCTGGGGATATTGAGAAGTTCCTCAAGGACGTTGATAAGTATTCAATCGGAATGGATGAATGGTTCCACAGGTTCGGAGCACTTCACCAAACGGAAGCAAACTACCCACCCTACAACGTTATTCAGGAGAACGCAGTCTCCTATCGTGTAGAGGTTGCAGTTGCTGGATTTGCAACAAAAGAACTAGAAGTATTCACAGAGAACAACAAACTCTATGTGGAGGGTCAGAAGGAACTGGCAGAGCCTAAGGAGGGTGAGTCCTATGTTCATCGTGGAGTGGCTGCAAGGTCCTTCAAGAGGGTCTGGACCATCTCTGATGACGTGGAAGTGAAGGACGTGGAGGTTTCCAATGGTCTCCTCACCATCCGACTCTCTCGTATCGTTCCTGACCACCAGAAGAGGAGGTCATATCTCTGATAAATAACGACGAGACTATTTTCTCGTATCGTCGCACCTGGGGGGTCCTGTCATAAAACAGGGTTGCCCCCTTTTTGGTGCATGTTATAATATGGTGTAAACTAAAATGAACAATGATTATGATAGGGAACCTACCTCCCCAACAGGATCTACAGGGGCAGTTGAACTAATGACGGAATCTATTGACTTGATGAGCAACAATGATCCAGTAGTGAAACTAGTTCTACTGAAGAATAACGATACTATTATTGCTGAGGTTCGTGAGAGTATTGACGGAAGTAGTGTTCAACTCATTGATCCTCGTGTAGTTCTACTACAGGCAGCAAGACCATCTGATGATGGACAAACTACAACAACTGCTATTTCATATACTGACTGGTTGCCTTTGTCTGAGAGTAGAAACTTCACTATTGATGGTGATTATGTGGTTCTTATCACTGATCCTATTGAAAGTTTAGTACAAAGTTATACACAGGCAAGACAAAATGGATGAAACTATTAGAGTATTGGTTCTGACCAATGGAAAACTCCTTATCAGTAAGGTGGAAGAGATAGGAGGTGCTGATATTGGTGAACCAGACTGCCTCCTCACGGACCCAGTGTGGTATAATGATGAGGTGGAGGAACTGACTGAAGGGTTCAAACGCTTTCCTGGTAAGAGGGTCACACCCGATACCAAGTTGGCCATCGCTTCTGACAATATCTTGACTCTGGTTGCCCCAGATAACAAACTCCTCAGTGAATACCTCGTGTTTATTAGTGATTAATGTCTAACAAGTTCTACACCAATGTTCAGCTTTATGGTAACAACATCCTCCTACGTGGGTATGAGAATGGAGAGAAGTTTCACACTAGGGAACAATACTCTCCCACACTATATGTGAGTTCTAAGAAACCTAGTGAGTGGAAAACACTCACTGGTGAGAGTGTTCAGCCAGTGAAACCTGGATCTATTAGAGATTGTAGAGACTTCATCAAGAAGTATAAAGATGTAGAGAACTTTAATGTGTTTGGCAATGAGAGGTTTGCCTTCCAATACATTGCAGACAACTATCCAGGGGAGATCCAGTATGACCCCCAGTTGATCAATATCCTAAGTTTGGATATTGAGGTTGAGTCTGAGTATGGTTTCCCAGATCCAGAGTCTGCTAATGAGGAAGTCCTACTAATCACTATTCAGGATTATGTCACCAAACAAATTATCACTTGGGGACAGATAAAGCATGGAGAGTTTGATAACAAACAGGAGAATGTAGATTTCCGTCCCTGTGAGAGTGAGTATCATCTCCTGAGTGCCTTTATTCAGTGGTGGCAACAAAATCCACCTGATGTTATCACTGGGTGGAACATTGACTATTACGATATTCCATACCTCGTCAGACGCATGAAGAGAGTGTTGGGTGATAAACTAGCAAGCACTATCTCCCCTTGGAAGTTCGTAACGGACGAAGAGCACTTCTTCAAAGGTATGAATAAACTATACTACAATATTGCTGGTATTACCCAACTAGACTACTTAGTTCTATACACTAAGTTCACATATACGAACCAAGAGTCATACCGACTAGACCATATTGCTAACGTAGAGTTGGGTCAACAGAAACTAGATCACTCTGAGTTTGAGACCTTTAAAGACTTCTATCGCAAAGGTTGGCAGAAGTTTGTAGAATACAACATTGTTGACGTGGAACTAGTTGATAGACTGGAAGAGAAGTTGAAACTCATTGACCTTGCCATCACTATGGCGTTTGATGCAAAGGTGAACTTCCAGGATGTATTTTCACAGGTGAGACTATGGGATACTATTATCTACAACTATCTCAGAGATAGGAACATTGTCATCCCTCAGAAAGAACAAACCAGTAAGAGTGAGAAGTTTGCTGGAGCGTATGTGAAAGAACCTAAACCAGGTCTATATGACTGGGTGGTGTCCTTTGACCTTAACTCCCTGTACCCTCACCTACTAATGCAATACAACATCTCTCCAGAAACATTGATGGAAGAGAGGTGTCCTAATAT